GACTTGGTGGTGACATAGATTTAGCACAAGCTCTTGCCCAGAATGGTGTTGTGATTGCACAGACAGGAACTTCACAAGAGACATTTCAAATCAAAAATCCAGTTCCACGAGGGGTTGCAAAGATAGGTGACCCACTTCCTTGGTTATTTGAGTGGAACGGTATGTTGGGCCCAATAGAATTACTTGGACTGAATGCAGATGGGGTTGGTGTAATATCAACAGTACCAGAGATAGATGGTGTCGTAAGACGTTTACCCTTATTGATGAAGATAGGTGAAGAGGTATATCCGTCTATTGCAATGGAGACTATTCGTGTTGCAACTGGTGATCCATCATATCAAGTAAAGTCAAATGAAGGTGGGATTTCTGCAATGAGAGTTCCTGCTTATAAGACAATACAAACAGATTCATTCGGCAGAATCTGGTTAAGATACAACAAAAAATTCCCTACACTAAGTGTTAGTGCTGGTGAGTATGATTCTCTTGCAGGCAAGACAGTCATCATCGGCGCAACCGCTGAGGGACTTGGTAGTATTATTGCAACACCAAAGGGTGAACAGTATTCTTACATTCCTATCGCTGTTTCCCTACAAACAATACTAAATGGTGAAACTCTTGTTCGATTCCCAGAATCTACATTCTTAGAATGGGTTGCTGCAATTGGACTTGGACTACTACTAATACTACTTGCAACCAGAGCACCATATTGGTTATCTGGTATTATGATTGTTGCTGTTCCAATAGGTGCAGTTTATGGTTCTTATTACTACTTTGTAAATCATCTCTGGTTGATTGATTGGAGTTGGATTGTTATCGTAACAACTCTGGTTGGATTTCATGCGATATTCAATAGATTTACAAAAGAGTTTTTTGAGAAACAAGCAATCAAAAAACAATTCGCTGGATATGCATCTCCCACAGTTGTGAGAATGTTACAAGAAAACCCAGCACTAATTAAAGAAGGAATGAAGAAAGAAATATCCATATGTTTCTCAGACTTGAGAGGTTTTACTCCACTAGGTGAAAGTTTTGGTGATGATGTTAAGGGTTTAACAAAGATTATGAATGGATACATGGATGCGATTACGCAACCCATCTTAGATGCTGATGGTATGGTAATCAAATACATTGGTGATGCATCCATGCATGTACATAATGCACCTAACGATGACCCTAATCATGCGAAGACTGCTGTTCAATGCGGTTTGGACATGTTGAGGGCAGTGGAGAAGTTTAATGTGGCATTACAAAGAGACAACCGCCCAGCAGTGGGTATGGGCGCTGGTATTAATACTGGGCTGGGCTACCTTGGGGAAATGGGTAGCACAAGGAGACATTCGTATGACGTTCTTGGCGACTCAGTATCTACAGCAGCAAGGATTGAATCAAAATGTAAGGAGTACGGGTGCGTCTTACTAGTCGGTGAGAACACCTACAATCAAACAAAGGATGACTTCTTTTACCTAAAAGTTGACGACCTTGCAGTCAAAGGTAAGAGTGTGGGCATCCGTATATATACAGTTATAGACTCTCATTGTGATACGGAATCACAAGAGAACCATAAGTTAATGCACAGTCATTATACTACCCAGAATTTCGACAAATGTATACGAATGTGTCAAAATTTGAAGGGTGAGTTTGGTGGACAACTAGATAAGTATTATGACATGTGGATTGAACGATGTGAATACATGAAGACTCAAAAACTTCCAAAAGATTGGAATGGTGTATTCATAGCAACAACAAAATAATGAGGTGATAATAATGTTGTGGAAAAATTTACTACTAATGAAATTTGAAAATGGATTTCGTATTTTATCTGAAAAAAATACAGAAGATAAACATTTTGTAATTGACGATGTTGAAGTCAATATTGGTGACGAATTCAGAGTGGGCCCAAATGGTTACTTTGAGTTTATCGGCAATCCATCCAAAGAACTTACGGAAATGTACAAATGATGTGGTTAGACTATACTGTCGACCAAGCTGGTAAGAATTTTACAGTGAAAGGCGATTGGAAAGGTGAAGTTATGGGTTGGGACAAGGATGGAAATCCTGGCGCTAAGGAAAATACCCTATATCAACCACACGATGTGTTTGTAGTTAATGAAGATGGATGGTTACTGCATGTTGGAAAAGACGGTGATGTTTTAACTAAGAAACACATCAAGTAATTAACCATTCATTGGGTTAAAATCACTATCTGTTGTGTTTGTTACACCGCCTGATGGAATCAATGCAAGTCTGTTACCAGTATTGTTGTTAGTTACATTATTGTTAACTACATTCTGCATCATAGCTTGTACTGGTGCTTGAGCGACTGCTGAAGCAGTTTCAAGTCCTTGTTGTTGTAACAACATTGTTCTTTGTGTATTAACTTGGACAGCATCTGACTGCATTATAGTTCCCGCCCCAAAATCAGCAGCGTTAGAAGATAGTTGTGCAGTATTCATCCTAGAAGGAACGAAAGTCAAATTACTTGCAGTGTTCGATGCACTTATTGCTGCGGTTTCTATATTAGCAGGAATAGATTCAGAACCCATACCTAAAGGTGTTGTATCATTCCCCATTGCAGACAACACCTCTTGTTTCGCATCAGCACTGATTGATGGTGGTGCAGGGCGTGTAGATTTCTCTTCAGAAATTCTATTCCTTGCTGCATTTGCTTCCATATTTGTTATTTTTTTGAGATTTAGAGCGGTGTCGATTTGATCTATATTCATCATTTCAATCTTACCATTCTTTCTTCTAACCTCAGTACTACCATCAAAACTTGATGAAACTGTTGGTTCAGCTGCTGGTTCAGCAGAAGTCCTACTTGCAAGTTCTGCTTGTACCTTTTCCATATTCTCACCAGACAATCGCTTGCAGTTGAGCATCAGATGCTCCTGTCAATTGAGATTCATCTATGAGAGATTTTCTAATTCCTCTTTCCGTATAGAGTCCAGATTCTTTTGCTTCTTCAAGTGCATTTCTCTGATCTATTTGTGCTTGTTTTTCATCAGCAGATGAGAAGAGAGATGTAACACTATCCCACATACCACTAATCTTACTACCAAGTCCAGCAGCAAGATCACCTACAGCACTTTTCGCCTCATCAAATGTAGGAAGTTCAATTCCAACTCTTTCGGCAAGTCCTGTTGCAAGAGCACTCATCTTACCAGTAACTTCTGAGAATGTAGGTACACCTAGTGATGTAAGTCCAGCAGATATTGATGTACCAATGCCTGCGATACCAGATTTTATATCATCGAATGTTGGTAGTTCTACACCAGTGAGTTCTGTAAATTTACCTGAGATTGCAGAACCAATACCACTAATTGCATTCTTTACACCCTCAACACTAAATCCTTCTTCACCAAACAGTCCAGTAAACCCTTCAGAGATTTTTGTTCCTAGACCAAGTACACTGTCTTTTACGCCAGAAAGAGTTTCTCCAATATCAATACCTGTGACTTCTGCAAACTTTGTGTTCAGTCCAGTTGCTACACCTAATACCTTATCTTTCAGACCTGTAAATGTCTCTCCAATATCAATACCAGTAAGTTCAGCAAACTTTGTATTCAATGCACTTGCACCAGCAACAATACTTGTTTTGAGACTAGCAAAGTCTGTAGGAATTTCTATACCAGTAAGTTCTGTGAACTTATTACCTAAAGCAGTTGCGCCATCTTTGATTAGTCCTACTGTAGCAGTAAATCCTGCTCCAATATCAATACCTGTCAACTCTGCAAATTTTGTGTTTAGTGCGCTTGCACCGTCTTTGATTGAAGTTACTGTCTCACTGAATTTTGTAGATATTGCAGTACCAACTTCAGACATAGTTCCTAATGGATCTTTTGCAAAGTCGGCAATGCCACCAGCAATTGTACTAACACCACTAGTAAAGGATGACCAACCATTAGAGAAGAATGTACCGATTTTATCCATACCAGCAGAGATAGTTTCTTGAGATACAAGTCCAAATGTCAATCCAGATACCGCACCAGCAATACCTTCTTTAACTGCTGAACCTAATTTACCAGACTTCTTGTATTCTTCAATACCAGCAGACATACCATCAAAGATACCCATTGCAGCGGTGACTGCAAGTCCGATTGGGCCTGCAAACCTTGCTGCAGATGCAACCCCACGAAGTAATCCTTTTCCTACGGTTGCGGCACCTCTTATAGCGCCAGGAGCTGCTCTTGCAACAGTACTAGCCCCTCTTGCGATAGTACTACCAACTGTTTTAACTGCTGTGCTGGCAAAAGCTTTTAGTGCTACAAGTTTAGCACCAATTAATGCTGGTAATCCCATAATTGCAAGTCTTAGAGCACCAAGTTTTTCTAGGAAACCGCCACCCTTGTCTTCATCATTTTCGTTTCCTTCTATAGTTCTTCCAAGAATTCTTTCTAGTAATGAGGTTTGTCTTTGTTGTTCTTCAAGAGCTGATGTGTTAATAAGACGTTCTTCTGCTGCGTCTTCAACCATTGATGCACCGCCTGGCCCAGGCTTTGCGAGGGTTGGTGGTTCAGGCATTTTGTCAGATACTTCTTTACCAAAATCTTTCAATGCACGAAGATTGTCTTCAGAGGATGCATTTGTAGCAGAAATAAATCGTCCATTAGATTCTCTAAGGTTCTTTAGTTCTGCATTACCTTCCTCATTCATTCCCTTGATTTGATCTGCATTAAAACCAAGTTTCTCTGCCGCTTCAATTAACTTTGCCTGTTCTTCTTTTCTTGCAAGTACAAGTTCTTGTTCTGCTTTTTGTAGTAGTAATTGATCTCTGGTGATACCCAAACGCTTTGCAAGATTTGTTTGTTCTTGTTTCTCTCTACGTTTTTTCAATACAACATTACCAACTGCCTTGGCAACATTCATGCCAGGCAAGTTCATAACTGCGTCTTTTAGTTTATCAATACCTACTGCATCTTTAACAGCAGCACCGATTTCCTTATACTCACCCTTTTGGGCCGCAGATATTTTACCAAGTTCCTTTGTAGCTTCAAGCGAACGAGTATTTGCTTCTTTTAGTTCACCAGTTACTTTTACTAAGGATTCGTTGAGAGTATCAGCCATTTACTTTACCTACTTCTTTTTAGTGTATGCTTGCGAACCAAAGAACGCTGCAACTATACCAGCAACAGCAACAAAGTATGTTGGTGCCATGCTTCCTAGTGTTTTTTGTGCTTCATCTAGTCCAACTAATGATGCAATTACTACTGCAAATGGATACAATAGTAGTCCAAACAGAGCGAACCATGTCATTGAGCGCTGAGCGTCCCTCATGGCATCGTTATCTTCTAGTTCTTTACGCTTGAACTCCATGTACATTGCGTGTTCTTCATCAGAAACTTTACCATCACCATTAGTATCTGCTGGATGATGACTTGTTGTCTTAACTTCTTCTTCTGACATAATTATCCCCTCTTATCTGCGGCATTGTGTCTTGCTCGCAATTCTTGTTCTTCCAAGTATTGTTGCAACATGGAAACATATATCTCCCTCTCCCACGGCAACATACTTTCGATTTCAGTTAAAGAATAATTATGCTGATGCATAAGTGTAAAATTTAATCGGTAGTAATTCTCAAGGTTGTTATGAGAGAGGGCTATTAGAAAAAATTCTGCATACCCTCAATTACTACTTCACTCTCCACCCCTGTATTTGGGTTCTTTACTTTAACTGAATGTTTCACTTTAGGCATAGTATTAAAAAACTCTTGAACCTGTTCAAACTGTTTATGAGACAGAGAATCAACAAATTCATCTAATTCTTTAGAATCCATATCTGATTTCGCATATACGTTTTCTTTATCATAAATCTGTGAAATGCAACGCTTTACAATTTCAAATCCTGCTTCACCATCTGATACATTCGTCATATCTGCAATACTATCAATACGAGGGTATTCCAGTGTCATACCAATATCATCAGTCAGTTTAACCTCTGAAGAATGTGATACTTCTCGTACACACTCTACTTCATCAAGGTTAATATCAACTTCTACCTTTGTCTCTTTATCATCTGGACAAGTTATTTTTACTGTTGCAACTTCTCCAATAGACTTAGAACGTAGTTTGATAAAAACGTATTCAATATCAAAGAACGGTAGTTCTCCTGTTTTTAGTTCGCCGAATGTGCAGTTTTCGATAATCTGTTCAACTGCTCTTAACATGTCAGCGTCTTCCCCTGTAGACTGTGCAGTCAGTAGAATCTTTTCTTCTTTAACTAAGAAAGGACGATACTGTACTTTTTGTCCTGTTGAGGGGAGTGTCAACTCATACTTTGCCGAAGCAAGTTTTGGTAATGCCATAATTATTCTCCTATTACATTATGTTACTATTATTTATATCGCTCACTAGAGTCTGAAACTGAGACTTCTACCAATTCTACTGGATATTGTTCGTTTCAGAAAATTCAAAGGGTTGGATGCAATACTACTAAACGCCTGAACTCTGTTTAATGCATTAGTTACATTTGGAGGCAATCCTATTCCAAACAACGATTGAATTCTATACAGTTCACTCAATGCCTGACTACGATAACCACCAATACCTGACTGATTAAAGTTTGAGTCATCTATCCAAGATGCTACATGTGTTCCATTAAAGTTCACAACCAGAGGAGTCCAATTTTTGAACGCCATATTTACTGTTACAGTCAACGTGCTGCTACCTTGATCCATACCGTATTGAAGTGGGCCAACTGTCTTTGGATACACTTCGTGCAATTTTATTGCTGCAGCAGAATTATCATTTTGATCTAATTGGTATATTGTCATTGTTCCTACATAATCATCATAATAGTTCAAATCATATGTACTTGGATTTACAATTTTATCCTGCCAACCATTGAAAAATTCTCTTGCTCTATGATCTGCATCAAGGATATATGTAACTTCAATATCCTCAGCAAAACTGATACCGTTTGCCATCTCATAGGATGGGCCATATGCATTTTCGTTTGGTGTGGTTGTGATGTTTTTGCCAGGCATAGAAACACTCTGAATTCTAAGTTCCATCTCTGCATCATTCCACTGTACACCAGCTGGTGGATTCATCATCACATGAAATAGATTTGGTTTTGCAATACCCTTATTAAAGGTTCTCTGGAATGCTTGTATTTTACTACCCATTATTGTGCCATCCTTCTGGAATCAGAATATACTTTGTTTTCACTTGCTTTGACAAACTTTTGTACTGGTAACAATACTGCTGTCATCATTTCATCTGCATCAATCACTCTAAATGGTGATCTTACATGTTCTAGTAAGTATCTTTTTACTGTAGGTTTGACTAGTGGATTTCTTTTTATTCTATTCCATGTCAAACGAATTCTTGTTTTATCTGTTAGTTTATCATCTGATGCATATTCCGATATTACATTTAAGAGTTTTACTCGCATAGGGATTGATAGATAATGGAAGTTCAATCCAATAAATCCACCCTCTGCAATCTCAATGGGCAGGATGAGTGGGAATCTATCGTAATATGGTAATTGTGCTTTGTACTTTGGATCATATAGGTAGAAGTTCATTTTACCAAACATAGGGGCAGCTCTTACCTTGCCCTCACTGATAAGTTCTCTTGGTGCTGGTGTTCCTAAATCACGAATCTGCTGTCTAAACCATCTGACAGACCTTTCGTTGCCACCACTTCTTTCTAATATTTCATCAAAGTAAGTCATACTTCTATTTATACGACTAACCTACATGGTCTTCAGTTAGAATCTTAAATTCCATACCTCTGTCCTTGCACCATTCTATCGCCGACTCCCACTTTGCTTGGTTGACGCCCCATGTACGGACTTCATTTATAAACCTTTGAGTTTTGCGTTTAGGAGTTTTGGGTGGGCCACATTGTGCTTTTGGTTTGACTTCAATTATCATCTTTTTGATAGTCTTGTCCTTTTGCCGCACTTTTATGTAGAAATCAGGGAAATATCGCCGCAGTTTTCCGTCAAGGGGAGATACATATGGTATGATAACTTCTTCACTGCCCCACTCTAATATTTCTTTAGTGTTGTCACAATACACCATAAATCTACGCTCCCATAGAGAACGGTAAAAAATCTTATTGACATCTCCACGATATTTTGTTATGTTAGTTGGTATGTATTTTCCACTATATGCCATGACAAACCTTATAAATACTTTTATGAAACTTTCTAGGAGTATTTAGGTATGGGATTTACCGTCAGATTTGGTTCAAGACCTATTCAAAATTTTGTTGGGACGCCCGGCAGAATTGCAAATCATGGCAATTTAGAATATGGTGCTAGGCGTGGACACAACGCTGGACACTTTGTTAGATTTAATTCTAGGGTGCAAATGAATGAAGGCATTTCTTTAACTAGTGGTGCTCACGCAGAAGTGCCAGACAACTCCCCCCAAAACATACTTGTTCCTAGACCACCCAGAAGACATTCTGTTGGTTCTGTAACTCTTTATATGCCTGCACAAATTAACGTATCACAAAAAGCAAACTATGGTGAACCAGAAATGGGAATTGCAGTGGGTGGTATAATATCTGGTGCAAAAAATATTGGCGCAGGCGAAGGTGGTTTTGGTGGTACTCTTGATTCTCTAGTAAAAACATTCCAAGAATCTACTGGTGGAGTAGGACAACTTGCTGCTGATGCTGTTGAAGGGGTTGGCGCTACAGGACTAGGTTCTGCAGCACAAATTAATGCTGGTAGGGTTGTTAACAATACCACAGAATTAATGTTTGAAGGCATTGACAGAAGGGCATTTTCTTTCTCATTCAGACTAATTCCACATAATGCTACAGAGGCAGATCAAATTCAACAGATTGTAAATTCTTTCAGATATCACATGGCGCCATCTAAACCAGGCGATGGTGCGTTTGGAAGAACTCTTGTTGCACCATCAACATACGATATTAATTATTCACATC